ATATATAATGGGAAAATTTTCTAGAGGTAGATATTCATTAATGATCTCTGATAGATCAGGTGCAGCATTTCCATATAGAGAAATGGTTCAAGAATGGAATGGTGCATGGGTACATAATTCTGAATATGAACCTAAGCAACCACAAATAGATCCAAGACCGCATGGCGCAGATGCACAAGCTTTAGCACATGCAAAACCTGCAAGAGTAGAATTTGCGGTAGAAGACCTTTTACCAGACAATCCTTTTACAACTACAGCTGCTTCAAAAACTTTAAGTGTTTCATTTCCAAGTAATAATTTTAATGAAGGAACAACTTATGTAACATTTAGAGATATTAAACAACCTGTGGGGGGTGTTGCAGTAGCAACGTTAGAATTAACTACTACATTGAATGGAGCAATATCTGATTCAGCTACTACAATTACTTTAACTGATGCAAGTGAATTTCCTACATCAGGATATATTATGATTAGAAAAATATTAACTTCAAGTGATACAACCAATCCACTTCTTGTTGGGACTTATCAAAATGAAGTTATAGAATATACTGGAAAATCAACTCATGATTTAACAGGATGTACAAGAGGCAGTTCAGCACCTTATAAAGGCTTAACACCTCCTAGTACTACAGCAGGCTCACATTCAAGTGGAGCAAAAGTATTTGGTTCTTATTTAGCGACAGCTGTTGGAACAAGTTATACACCTATAAGTCCACCAGGAACAGAAACTCAATATAATTCACTAACAGTGCCATTAGTTTCTAATGCTAGCAGCGCTGACACAGGAGGCGGTTTTCAATGTACAATTGGACCCGTTAATGATAGAGATTAATTATGGCTGGAATTAGTTACAACACATTAGTTACAATGATCCGAAGTTATACGGAGGTAGATGATACTGTATTTACTACTGATATTTTAGAAAACTTAATTTTAAATGCTCAACATAGAATATATAGTGATGTTCCTGTTGACGCAGATAGAGTTGAATATGAAGGAACTTTAGCTGCAGATGTTCAAACTGTAAGAGTACCAGCTGGAATGACTTTTGTAAGAGGTGTTGAACTTTTTAATTCTACTTCTTCTAGAACAGGACGAACATATTGGCTACAAAAAAGAGATAGAACTTTTATAAGTGAATATGTGGGAGAATTAACTGGTCCTGAAGGTGGATCTACAGGGCAAGATACTACAGGGCTACCTAAATATTATGCTATGTTTGGTGGAGCAACTGGCGATGGTTCTACTACCTCAGGAAATATTATAATGGCACCTACACCAGATGCTAATTATTTAATAAATATCCATGGAAATATCATGCCAGACACTTTAGAATCAGGTAACACTACTAATTATATTAGTCTCAATTACCCTCAATTGCTTTTGTATGCCTGCCTAGTCGAGGCTTACGGATTTTTAAAAGGTCCAACGGATATGTTGACATTATATGAGAATAAGTATAAACAAGAACTAGAAAAATTTGCAGGAGTGCAAATTGGAAGACGTAGAAGAGATGACTATACAGACGGCACTGTTCGTATACCAATTGAATCTGCGAATCAATAATTAGGAGATAACTATGGCAATAACATCGGCAATTTGTAATAGCTTTAAAGTAGAAATCCTTAAAGCAGAACACAATTTCACTGCTACAACTGGTAATACTTTTAATTTAGCTTTATATACAAGTTCTGCAACTTTAGGGGCTTCGACAACTGCTTATGCAAGTACGAACGAAATCACTAATACGTCAGGATCGGCTTATTCTGCTAAAGGAAAAGCACTTACAAGTGTTACTCCAACCTTAGATTCCTCAACTGCAGTGTGTGACTTTGCAGATGTCTCTTGGACATCAGCTTCTTTCACAGCTAATGGATGTTTATTATTTAATGATTCGCATTCCACTGACGCTTCAGTTTGTGCGGTAGCTTTTGGTGGAGATAAAACTGTATCGAGCGGAACTTTTACAGTTCAGTTTCCAGCAGCAGCAGCAACGACAGCGATTGTACGTATAGCATAAGGAGGAATTCCTTATGGCGAATACTTGGAATAAATCCGGTACAACCTGGGGGTACAACTCTTGGGAATCGGATACTGTTACAGGTGCATTAACAGCTCCATCAACTTTAACTTCATCAATAGGATCGTTAGAAGCATACAACGAACAAGGCTATGGTAGAGATCCTTGGGGTTATGAAAACTGGGGCGAATCAGCACATACAGTAACACCTACAGGTCAATCTTTAACATCTTCAGTAGGATCGTTAGAAGCTTTCAACGAAGAAGGTTGGGGCCGACAAGAATTTGGTAATTCTGGTTGGGGTGTAGAATATTCAGTTGCTTTAACTGGATTAGGTTTAACATCTGGTCTAGGATCAGCCGAAGTACAATTACTTGTTCCTATTACAGCACCATCAACTTTAACATCTTCATTAGGTACACCAGTTACAGAAATTGGAGTTCCAATCACTGCACCATCTACTTTAACATCTTCTGTTGGAGCTTTAACAGAAGTCAGTACTAATGCTGGTTGGGGTAGAGATAATTGGGGTCAAGAGCCGTGGGGCGATAGTGATGAACCAGTTATTACTTTAACAGGAATAAGCGCAACTTCTTCAGTAGGAGAAGTATCAGCATACAACGAACAAGGTTGGGGTAGAGATCCTTGGGGTTATGAAAACTGGGGTGAATCAGCAATGACAGTTGTTGTTGATGTAGAATCCAGTGGAGTAGCAACAGTAGCTGTGGGATCAATTTCTCCAACTGAAATGTCTATTGGCTTAAGTGGTCAAAGTGCAACTTCATCAGTAGGAACACCGGGATTAGTATATGGTAGTGGAGATTTAAGTTTATCTGGAATTGGAGCAACATCAAGTGTTGGAGCTCTTGATGATATAAAAATTGGAGTTCCTTTAACAGGAATTGGAGCAACTTCTTCTGTAGGTGCTATTGATCCAGCAGATGTAATGGGTCTAACAGGAGTAGATGCAACTGCAAGTGTTGGTGAAATTACAATTACAGAAACTCAATTAGTTATTATAGGTAGTGCTGGTGTAGGAACAACAGCTGTAGGATCTATTACGCCGGACGATATGATGGTTGGTTTATCAGGTGTTTCTGCTACTTCTTCTGTAGGATCTCTTTCGCCAGCAGATGTAATGGGATTGACAGGAGTTTCAGCAACTGTTAGTGTAGGTCAAGTTGGTGGTCCAATAGCATGGAAAAAAGTCTCTCCTACACAAGGTGGTAGTTGGTCAAAAGTTTCACCACCATAATAAAAATATATGATATTGACAATAGGGTTAAAATAAAATAAAAATAACAATAAGCAGGAGATAAATTATGGCTTCAACATACACACCTTTAGGTGTTGAAAAAATGGCTACTGGTGAAAACGCCGGTACATGGGGAACAAAAACTAATACAAACCTAGAAATTATTGAGCAATTTGCTGGTGGTTATACTACTCAAGCTGTCTCTGATTCAGGTGATACTGATCTTTCAGTTTCTGATGGTTCAACTGGAGCAACTCTTGCACACAGAGTAGTAGATTTAACTGGTGCACTTACAGGTGCTAGAAACGTAACTATTCCAATTGACGTACAGCAATTATATGCTGTTAAAAATTCTACAACAGGCTCACAAGCCGTTACATTTAAATATGTAAGTGGTACAGGAAGTAGCGTTACCTTTGCAGGTGGTGATACTTCTACAAAATTAATTTATGGGGTAGGTTCAGGATCAAATCCAAACTTAGTTGATCTAGGAATGGTTAACTTAACTGGTACTCAAACTTTATCAAATAAAACTTTAACAGCTCCTAAAATTGCAGATGCAGGATATATTGCAGATGCTAATGGAGCGGAACAAATTATATTTCAAACAACAAGTTCAGCAGTAAACGAATTAGAAGTTACTAATGCTGCAACAGGAAACTCTCCTATTTTAGGTGCAAGTGGAGAAACTAACGTTGGTCTTCATATTAAACCAAAAGGATCAGGAGAAACTATTTTTGGATCTGGTGGAGCAAATGCTACTCTTACAACAAGTGGCGCATATGATTTAATTTTAGATACCAATGCAGGAACTAACGCTGGAACAATTACACTTACAGATGGTGCCAATGGCGATATAACTATCGCTCCAAATGGTACAGGTGTAGCAAAAGCTGTAGATGCTGGAGATAACACAGCAGCAATTAAAATTGCTGGTAAAGAAACTATGTGGATCCCTGCTTCTGCAATGTATGGAGCATCTACTAATGGTGCTGATGCACAACAAGTTGAAACAACAGCAACAAGACCTGATATGAAAGTATTAGATTTTGATGCAAGTACAGCTGAGTATGCACAATTTTCAGTCGCTTTCCCTAAATCATGGGCAGCAGGCACAGTAACATATCAAGTTTATTGGTCACCGAGTTCTACTAATACAGGAGACTGTATTTTTGGTTTACAAGGAGTTTCTTGTGGCGATGATGATACTATTGATGTTGCTTTTGGAACCGGTGTAGAAGTCACAGATGCCGGTATAGGAACAGTTGAAGATCAACAAATTACCGCAGAAAGTGGCGCAGTAACAATTACAGCAGCCGCAGCTGGAGAACAGACTTATTTTCAACTATACAGAGATGCAGCCGATGGTAGTGATACCTTTACTGGTGATGCAAGAGTATTAGGAATTAGATTATTCTTCACTACGGACTTAGCTAACGACGCATAAGGAGTAGCTGATGAAGGATTATAGAATAGATCAATTACAAAACTTGGTCCAGGGTAAAGGATCGAGAAGACAATCAATTAGACCAAAAACTAAAAGCTTTGGATATCAAGTCCTAGGATTTGGAGCCGGAGGAGGCCCAAGTTTTACAGTAGCTGAAGGTGGAACAGAAACTACAGATGGTAATTATAGAATTCACTCTTTTACAAGTGGTGGTACATTTACAGTTACTAAAGTAGGTTCAGAAGCAACTGTTGATTATTTAGTTATCGCCGGTGGCGGTGGCGGAGGCGGCGGTTACGCTGGCGGAGCTGGTGGCGCAGGGGGTTACAGATATGCTTCTGGAACTTATCCAACACCTAGTGATGTTTCAGCAGGAACAGCTATAACAGTAACAGCTACGGGATACCCTATCACAGTTGGTTCAGGTGGATCATCTGGAGGATCAGGTCAAGGTAGCAGTGGTGGTGACGGAACTAATTCAGTTTTCAGTACAATTACATCCGCAGGTGGCGGAAAAGGTGGAGCTATGCCAGGTTCAGCCGGCGGATCAGGAGGATCCGGAGGCGGTGGAGGAACTGGCGGCGGTGGTGCCGGATCAGGTAACAGTCCATCAACAACTCCAGCACAAGGAAATAATGGTGGAGCAGGAAACCCATCTAACGAAGGAAGCCGAGGAGGCGGCGGAGGCGGAGCTTCTGCAGCAGGCCAATCGGGTGACGGCGGACAAGGTGGCGGAGCCGGAGATACAAATGCAATAACTGGTACAGGAGTCGGTCGTGGTGGCGGCGGTGGCGGTGGTCATCGAAGTGACAGACCAGGCGGACCAGGACCAGCAAATGATGGCGGAGGAACTGGATCACCAGGAACTGCACCAGCAGAAGCTGGAACAGCAAACACAGGCGGCGGAGGCGGTGGTTCAAGTTGGGCAGGAGACCCACGTAGACCTGCAGCAGCCGGAGGATCGGGAGTAGTTATTTTAAGGTATCTATATCAATAATTATGGCTAATTTTGCAAAAATAGATGATGATGGAACAGTACTTTCAGTTGAAGTAGTTGCTGATAGTGATGCTCCTACAGAAGAAGCTGGAGTTACTTTTTTAACTAACCTTCATGGTTGGACTAATTGGAAACAAACTTCTTATACTAATTCTTTTAGAAAACAATATGCAGGTAGAGGAGATAAGTATGATTCTGTTAAAGATAAATTTATTAGACCTAGACCTTATCCATCTTGGAGTTTAGATGAAAATGATGACTGGCAACCGCCAGTTGTTGAGCCAGGTACTGGAGAAAAATTCCCACTGTGGAATGAAACTGATCAAAGATGGGAAGATAAAGATGGTTCTATTTGGAACCCTGATACTTCTTCTTGGTCTTAATTTCCCTCTTTAAGATAAAAAATTTCTCTATCGTAAAAAAGATCCGGATGTATATCCAATAAATCCATATTCCAAGATATTATAGTTTTTCTTTTCTTATTTTTAATGGGAGGAGATCTATGTATAAAGTAACTAGGAAACAATATCATATCTCCTTCTTTTACATTTACACTAAAAGTCTTATCTAAATTTTGAGGAAATAGTATTTGAGTAGGTTCTGAATTTTTAGGAAGCTCTACATAATAAGCCCCAGTGTAATTTCTGGCATGCCCATGCCATCCATGAGTTTGTTTATGTTTATATTGTTGAAACCATAATCTAGATATATCTACTTTTGTATATCCCATATGAAGAGCCTGTTTAGTTAAAAACTTTTTAATCATAGGACCATATTTTTTTACCCATGGTCTACTAAAATCACCAGAGAGAGGCCAATCTGTTTTACTTAAATCATCAGACATTGTAGCTGTCATATTTTTATAGGCATCTCCTTTGGAGTCTGCCAGTGCTTTTAATAAACTTTTTTTAATTTTTTTATGTAAAGGAAAGCTATCAACTATTACGGGGGTATATATAAAAAATTTTTTAAACATTAGAAAAAGGATGTGTTGAAAGCAAATACTGTTTTTGTAGATTCTTTTTTAATAGGAGGAGAAGAGTGCAATAAAAAAGCAGGAAAGCTTAATACAGTCCCTGTTGAAACATTTATATTAACATCTTCCTTTGTAAAAGGATCTCGTATTTTTGTTTTATTTTCCCCTAATTCTAAATAATAAACATTAGTATAATTAGCTTTTCCGTGTGTATGCCATTCATGAAAATTAGTTTTTTTATATTGTTGAAACCAAATATTATGTATCTCATATTCTTTAACAGAAAGAAATTTTGCCATTTCATTTAAATGGTCTTTTAGTTCATTTATAAAATAAGAATAATTAATATGACTTGGTTTAATATCCCAATCAGAATTATATATATCTCCGTAACTATTGACAGGGCCTTTATTAATTTCGTTTAAATAATGTTTATTGATGACTTCATAATTCTCAAGTTTATTTAAAAAATAAGGAACACTTAATTTTTTTGTTGTCATGGTTTTGCTTTAGCAAAAGTACTTGGTAGCCCAGGATGAGGTCTACTATCAAATATGTTTTCTGCTCCTCCAATTGTTTTAACATTATTATAATGTAAAAAAACCTGACAGTAGTTTTTCCCTGTATAAGCTTCTCTCCAATGTTGTAAGTCGGCTCCTCTATAAATTAATAAATCTCCAGGTCCTTGAATTACAGGAATTTCTTTTTTTCCTGATTTTAAATATATTGGCCACTTAGTATTTCCACCAAGATTCATAGTACAAGATATCTCACAGCTAAACCTGTCTTTATGTTTTTCTAAAACATCTCCTTTTTTATATATCCTTGCGTAAGAATAATTAGGTGTTAACTTTAATCCTGTATTTTTTTCTACAATGGGCTGAACTAATAATAGTAAAGTTTCCATAGCAATGTCGGCATAATGACTGTAACTACAAGGAGCCTGCTGATCATTGTATGTACCCCAGTCTTCTGTATAGGGAGAGATATATTTTTTTTCTGTAAAGGTATCAAAAACTTGTCGTTTTATTAAAAAATAATTATAGACAAACGTTGCTAAATTTTTAGGAATAGCTTTTTTAACAATTCCATAACCTGTTTTTTTAAAATTATTTACTGCCATTCGTTTCCTAACATCCAAACTACTAATGAATAACGTATGCCTTTTGTAATGGGTTTAACTCGATGCCATAAATAAGAAGGGAAGACAAGTATAGATCCCTTACTTGTTGCTTCTGTAACTACGCTTTCATGTTGTTTTTTATTTCTTTTATCAGGATCATAGTTTCTATAATCAAATTCAAACTCTCCTCCTTTATATTCACTAGGATCATTTAATAAACAAGTCATACTTAGTTTACGCATTTTACCATTGTAGTAATCGATCCGGTGATTTTTATTAGGTTTTAATTGAATCTCACAATCTTGGTGCCAACCATAATGTTGATTAGGTCCATATTTAGTAAACTGAGTATGCTCTGGAGTTTCTAAATGATAGTTCCACCCAGCATTTCTATTGGCCGCATGGATGTAAGGAGTAACATGATTGTATATCCAAAGCTCATCTAACCACACTACTTCAGAATTTCTTTTTTTAAACAAGTCTTTTTTGTTTATTTTCTGACTAGGATTCTGTTGTTGCTTTCCTGTTATACCCAGTTGTGCTTTGTGTTCAGACGCTCTTTTAATTATATCATCACACACATGATGAGGAAGGGCATCTTGAAAATACCAATAGCTAAATTTTTGTTCTTCCATCAAACTATCTGACTCTTTATTTTAATTATAAACCTGTTTTCCTTACTTTTGTTTGGTGAGATTTGATATTTAATACTACTATTAAACATTATAAATTTGTCTTTCTCTAAAGGGATATGCCATCTTTTATTTAAGTGTCTATGATCATCATAAAACAATGTTACTTCAGATGTTTCATCAAGCCCAAAAAGAATAGTATAATCAGGAGAAGCATATAAATTATATTTATCTATATCATATATAGTAGGGTGTAGTTCTCCTGGTTTAGTTAAAAGTAATTCGTATCTGCTTGGAGTAATAACAATTGGAGCATCTAGTGTAAGTTTTGTTAATCGATCCCTAATATATTCAAACAACCATTGCATGTGTACATGATGATCTAACGGGACACCTCTAAATCTTTTAGATTTTTCTAATTGTTCCCCTTGCATCTTTTCAAGATGCTTTTTAATTTCATCAAATTTAATTAAAGATTTTTCAGTTTTAAAAAAACCTACATACAAATCTGAGTGAGTTAATGCTACTTTATCCATATTTCTTTATAATTTCATTTCCGTAGACAGCCATATCTATATCAGGATGTTTCATTAAAGACAAGAGATTATTCTTTGAACCCATGATCGGCTTCCCTGCTATATTTAAACTGGTATTTAAAAGAATAGATTCTCCTGTCAGTTTTTTAAATTCTTTTAACAGATTATAAAAAGGTTTACTTTGATCTATATCAACTGTTTGATATCTACAAGTATTATCCACGTGTTTAATACCATACAATTTAGAGTTAGTTATATCACTGACATATAACATGTAAGGATTATCTATTGGGTTTTTTAAATATCGATGTGCGTCTTCTTTTAAAACAGATGCGCCAAAAGGTCTGTATGCTTCTCTATTCTTAACCCTATTAACAATTTCTCTAGCATTTTTATTAAAAGGATTAAACAGTATTGACCTATTACCCAAAGCTCGTGGGCCAATTTCTCCGTGACCTTGATACCATAAGACCAACTTATTTTTGCTTAAAGCTTTAGCAACTTGTTTTATTGTTGTAGCTGTAGGTTGTGTGGGAGGAGCTTCATCAATTTGACTATACGGAAAATTTTTAATTATAGGTTTATTTAATTGATGCTTTCTTCTTAAATATTCTATAGCCCCTATGCTGAGTCCTTCGTCAGCACAATAAGGAAGTATCTTTAAATTAGGAAAGTATTTCTTTAACTCAGTATTCCATATTACATTTTGTGCTACCCCTCCTGAATAACCAATAGAATCATTCTTTTTAAAAAATTTTTTAAAGTAGTCTACTATCAAACCTCCAGTTTTCTTATGAATGGTTGCTATCCATGAAAGCTTTTCAAGACCTGCTAATGTTTCGTTCTGTTTAAAATCAACAAAAAGACTAGGGCTAAATACTTCTCGTATATTTTCAAATGTAAAGTGATTTAATTTCTTATAAAAATCTGGATCTATTCTACCATAAGATTGAAGGCCCATTAATTTTCCAGCTACATCTTCAGGATGTCCTGCTTTTATCTGAAATTCTCTTTCCCCTGTCATTGAATAAAGTTGTCCTAAAGATTCATATTCACTTACACGGAGCACCTTAACTAATTTATTATTTTTTATAATAGTAACTCCTTGGTTTAAATCTCCAAAGCCATCAATAATTATATGACCTTTTATATCGTCATGCATAACTTCAGTACTTAAAGCATGAGCATAATGGTGATTAAGTCTTGAGGCTTTAAAAGGAGTATGAGGGTAGCTTTCTATTGCAGGGAAAAATTCTTCTTGGTTTGTAGGTAACTTATGTCTCCAAGGGTCTAAAACAATTGCAATGTCGTCTATATCCTTCTCTTTTAAATTCCATAATTTATAGACAGTTTCTTTCCAAGACCATAAGTCGTCAAAAGCATGGTGCTTTATTTGAAGGTCTCTTTCAGATTTGTAATAATAAAAGTTTTTTCCATCGTAAAAACTTATATTTGAGTCATGCTCACAAAGTCTAAGCCCTATTAAATTCACTTGATTTCTTTCATCTTTAATGTAGGATAATATATTCGTTTACTAATGAAAGTCAATAATGAAACTGTATAGAAATATCCTAAATAAGAAAGAAAAATCAGCTCTTTTAAAGTTTGTAAAAACCAAAGTAAAAAACTTAGGGTCAAATTTTCCAGGCCTACAAACAGACCCTAACCTACACACCTATGAGGAAATGAACATTCTTTTAAACAAAATTAAAAAGTATTATAAAGGATATTTAATAGATAAATGTTGGGGTAATTTTTCTACTGGAAATTATCTTAGCTGGCATGCCCATCGACAATTCCCATTGTCTATGGTATACTTTATTAAAAATCCCTATGAACTAGGGCCATTTTTTAAAAGAGAAGGGTTTGAGGTTTTAGTGACTAAATGTCCCGAAAATTCTCTAATACTTTTTGATGCGAGTTTACAGCATTCTGTGCCCTGTCATTTGAAAGCCGATAGATATTCTATAGCTTTTGATTTAGCTAGAAAATAGTATAAAACCCATATATAATGGAAAAACTATGTTACAAAAAATAGGATTTTTACCAGGCTTTAACAAACAAAAAACCCCCACAGGAGCAGAAGCACAATGGACTGGAGGAGAAAATGTTCGTTTTAGATATGGTACACCTGAAAAAGTAGGTGGTTGGAAATCCTTAGGAGACAAAAAATTAACGGGCCCTACTAGAGCCCTTCATCATATGGTTAATAAGGATGGTATTAAATATGCCATCTTAGGAACTAATCGAATTTTATATGCATATTCTGGAGGTGTCTTTTATGACATTCATCCTTTAGTTAATCCATCAGGTACAGCTATTACTAATGCATTTAGCACGAGTAACGGATCACCGACTGTTACTTTAACTTTTTCATCTGCACATAATTTTGAAGCTGGAGACATAATCTTCTTTGGAGAAACTTCTACATTTAGTGCGATCACTAATTCTGATTTTGGAGCAGCTGATTTTTGTGACTTAAAATTTATGGTAGCGAGTGTCCCTACTCCTACTACTTTAACTATAACAATGCCTGGGAATGAATCTGGTAGTGGTGCAACTACTTCTGGAGGAATTACTTATTACCAATATTATTCCGTAGGACCTGCCGACCAAGTTGGTGTCTATGGTTGGGGTATCTCTCAGTTCGGCGGTACCGTAACAAGCCCACAAACTAATACTTTAGATGGAGCTTTAGGAGACGATGCTTATGGAACTGGCGGATCAGGAACCAGTATTGTTTTAGATTCTATTTCAGGATTTCCAACTACAGGAACAAATTATATTCTAGTAGATAGTGAAGAAATTTCTTACACCGGAGTTTCAGGAAGCACGACTTTAACAGGAATTACAAGAGCAGTTAGAGGAACAACTCAAGCAGCTCATTCAGACGGAGCAACGGTAACTAATACCAGTGACTATGCTGCATGGGGCCAAGCCGCAACTACAACTGACAAAGTTGCAGAACCTGGTTTATGGTCCTTGGACAATTTAGGTACTACACTTATTGCTTTAATTTGTAATGGAGAAGTATTTGAATGGGACTCAGATTTAGTTAATGCTACAGGAACCCGAGCTACAATTATAACTGGTGCTCCGACAGCGTCTAGAGATATGTTAGTCTCTACTCCTGATCGTCACTTAGTTTTATTTGGAACTGAAACAACAATTGGAACTAAAACTACTCAAGATGATATGTTTATAAGATTCTCTTCTCAAGAGGATATCAACACTTGGACACCTACTGCCACCAATACCGCTGGCACACAAAGACTGGCTGCCGGATCACGGATCATGGGAGCGAAACTAGGGAGAAACACACTCTACGTATGGACAGATACCTCATTATTCACCATGCGTTTTGTAGGAGCTCCTTTTACTTTCGCCTATGAGCAAGTAGGTACCAACTGTGGGTTGATTGGAAAAAATGCCTCAGTAGAAGTTGATGGTGCAGCTTATTGGATGTCTGAAAATGGTTTCTTTAGATTTACTGGTAAACTAGAATCAATGGACTGTTTAGTAGAAGACTATGTTTATGATGATGTAAATAAAACTTCTAACCAAATGATTTATTGTGGATTGAATAACTTGTTTGGAGAAGTAATGTGGTTTTATCCAACATCGGATTCCAATGTTAATAATAGATGTGTCATATATAGTTATTTAGATTCAACAGTTAATAGACCTATCTGGTATACCAACGCAAGCTCTATATTCCCAAGAACAACTTGGATTGATTCAGCTGTATTTGGTTTACCCCATGCTACATATTATGATGCAGATACTGATTCTTCTTTTGATGTCAAAGGTAATAGTGATGGAGTAACTTATTATTATGAGCATGAAACAGGAACTAATCAAATTAAAATAGGAACTACATCTGCTATTGCAGCTAATATATTATCTGGAGATTTTGATATTACTCAATCTCAAAGAGAAGGTGTTACGTTTCAAGGAGATGGTGAGCATATGATGAGAGTGAGTAGATTTATACCAGACTTTCTAAGTCAAGCAGGCAATACTATTGTTGAATTAGACTTAAGAGATTTTCCAAATGAAACCGCAGCTAGTTCATCACTAGGACCATTTACAATTACATCTTCTACTAAGTATCAATCTTGTAGAGCAAGAGGTAGATCGGTTGCAGTTAAGATATCTAATAGTGCAGTAGATTCTAATTGGAAATTAGGAACATTTAGATTAGATGTACATGCAGGAGGACGTAGATAATGCCATTTCAATCAGAGAAACAAAGAAGATACCTATGGGCTAACGAACCAGAGATCGCAAGAGACTGGACTGAAACTTATGGAAGTAGAGTTCAAAAAAATAATGGCGGAATAATGAGTATCCAAGGAGGAGTAGAAAACTACGAACCATCACAAATGATTAATGCTCCTAGAGTAGCTAAATCATCTCCTAATCATCCTACGGCTCATCTTGCTTATATTACACCTGAAGAACAAGACATACTAATAGATTTAAATTTATATGGATCCTTAAATGGAAAACCAAATAGAGGCCCTGCAGGAATACCTAGTTTACAAGGAGACTTTGGAGGACCAGGAGGAGCTTACGGAGGTCATGAAAGCGGGGATGTATCAGGATCCAGAGACACTGGAACCGGTAATTATGAAAGAAGTACAAGAGCAGCCGATGTAGCAGCTCAAAAAGAATTTGACGCAAGTTATGGAATTACTGGGAGTAGTCCAAAAGGAATAATTGAAAAAGGTTTAGATTTTTATAATCAATATGGACTGATACCTAACGCAATAAGAGGTTTTAAAAACCTTACAAGTAAATGGGGCTCCGGTTGGGATACTACTATGGGTCCACGACAAGACATGGGATACAATCCAAATAGAGTGAATCCATTTTCTAAACCAGACGGAGGAGAAGGTATTTTACATGCTCCAGTATTGCCACACATGTATACTGATTATTATGCTGATGTGGATCAAAATCTTTATGATGATGATGAAACTGTAGATGAAGTAGACGAGTTTGTACAAAGATTTAGAGTAGGTGATGATTATAGACAACAACCCGGTACAACAGATACCCCAATTACATATACATAATGGCAAAGATAGTACAAACATTAACCCGAGCTAGTGAAGATTACAGACAAGACGTAGCTCAATCTTTAGTAAGAGATTTAGACGCCGTCTTAGAAAAATTAAACACTACCTTTCAAGAAGAATTAAAACAGGAGATAGAAGCTAGAGCCTTCTTTATGGAATAATGGCAGTAGTAAATCAATACAAATTTTATGGAGTAGATGACGATACAACCGCAGGTGCTTTAACTATGTTTGGTACAACGGACAGCGTGCAAAATCCTTTAGCTACTGAAACCTATATTATTAAATCTATTAAGGTAACATCAGCAGGAACTCCTACCGTAACAGTAGTAAATAATTCAATAACAGCTATTAAATCAGCAGCGTTAACAGCTGATACAACTACAGAATTATTAACAGTTCCTATGGTTGTAGAAGGTGGAACTACGCTTACTGTTCAATCCAGTAATTCATCATCATTTGATGTAGCTATTAGCTATCTAAACATTAAGAAGGAGATAACAACCTAATGAAAACAACAATAGTAGAAGGTAAAGAAATACCTTTATTAGAACCTAAAGAAATTATAACTACAATTTCTAATCTAAAAACAGGGGAAATTTATAAGACTGAAGAGGAGTGGAAAAGTAAGGGAGTGGATGAAAAAGACATCCGAAGAGATGTTAAAGTTATCATGCCAGACCTTGCTATGTTGTTAAAAACGTAGTAAACTAATAAACCCGATTAAATAAGACTAAATTATGGCAATAACAGATATTAATATTTCAGAAGAGCTTCAAACAAGCGCCCCTTCTATTAAGTATGAAGGAAATGAAGGTCCTCAAGACCCTAGAAAAGAACAAATGATTGCGCGATTGAAACAAGAATACATGCAATACGCAATGGAACAACAAGATTTAGGTGAACCTGTTATGCCATTTCAAGAATGGTATCAAATGGTTTACGAAGCTAGTAAGATGGGTGTTCAAGCTCCTCAAGATCAAACAAGAGAACCTGCAGCTTTTGGTGGAATTATGGATCGTTACACTCAGAGAAAACGTTATGGTCTTGGAAGTAAATTAAAAAAGAAAATTAGAAATATTATACCAAATGAAGTATCTAAAGTTGCAACAGTGGCCGCGCCATTTGTTGCACCATTCAATCCAATATTAGCAGGAACTATGGCAGGCCTAGGTGGTTTCGATCAACACGGAAGTATAAGCAAAGGTTTAAAATCAGGACTGATGACTTATGGTGGTGGTCAACTTTCAAGATATTTAGGTGGAGCAGAATTACAAGGTAATCCATTTAAAGCTGATGGAATTACAAGTGCTTTTAAAATGCCAGATGGTAATTGGTTTAGTAAACCTGTTGGAAGTGAATCAAGACCTTGGGATGATTGGTTTGGTGGAGATAAAAAATCAGTAAGCGAATTAGACGAAGTAAGATTAGATAAAAAAATTGATGTACCAACTGGTGCTGAAAGAACTTTAGCTGATCCTCATGAAAAAATGGATTTTATTGATAAGACTAAAGGAAAAAATTTAAGTTTTTTAGATAACGCTTTATCAAAAGTGGGAATGAACACAGCTGCAATGGCTGGTATAGTAGGTGCATCAGCACTAGCAGGATTATACACAGCTAAAAATCCAGCTGATGATTCAATAGAACAAATGCGAGGAAAAGGTTTAGATATTGAAAGTATTAGAACAGAAGTTACTGAAGCATTCAAAGATCCAAGTGGTAAATTATTAGCAGAACTTAGAATTAAATATCCTTTCTTAGGAGCTCAAGAAACTAAGAATGTAGGCATCATGGCTGAAGGTGGAAGAGCAGGATACTATCAAGGAG